TATTCCGATCATGTAATTTCTAATATACTAGCTACTACGTGTAATTGATTAGCTGCAGATGCAGTCACTTTCAATATTTCACTAGATTTTAATACCAATGGTGAAGTCAAAAATTCTGCTGTACCGTTGGCAGTAGATGCTTTTGTTTTAAATAAACTAAAAGTTGCTGGACTACTTTCTGCATCAGTAAGTGTAATTGTAAGTGTTGGTGTTGCACCAACATCTTCACTAACCAATATAGATTTAACAATAGACTGACCATTTGAAGGTGCAGTGTAAAAAGTTGTTTCGTCTGTAGATGTTAAATCAACTTTAGCGTTTGTATAGTTATGTGCCATTAGTCCTTATGTTTTGTTAAGTTAATCATTGCTCCTGCGTTGTCCTCAAGTCTTTTCCAAAACTCATCTAGTGCGTTTGGATGTTCGCAGTTAGCACATTTACAAACTGCACAAACACCGTTGTTACCACAATGACAATGATGATCGCAGTTTATGCAAGAAACCATGATACAACCTCTTGGTTTTCATCATTATGGTATCGTATTAATTGATTAGTAAGTTCTTCAACCACTAATTGAAACTCAAGATCAGCGTCTTTGTTTTGATAAATGTATTGAAGGTCTATTTTACTAGCCATTATCTACCACCAAAGAAACCTCTTGATTTACCTGTCGCTGCAGCAGCTCTGTCTTTTGAAGCTTCTCTTGCTTTGTTTAATCCACCTCGATCGGTTTTTGTCTCCCTTGTTTTTCTACCTTGTAAATCTGCTTGAAAATTTAGTTGTTCCACCTGATCATCTCTTAAAGCTCCACTTGGTGTAGTGGCTTTAGCCTGTAAATCAGCTTTAAATTTTTGGTATTCATCACTCTGTAATTCTTTATTAATAGCTAGTGCATTTTGTTGCATAAATTCTTGAGCTGTTTGTGTACCATAAGTATTTTCAATTCTTTCGTAAATATCGTTGGGATCATCTCCCATACCTAGTAAACCTTTTGCCACATTCATAGGTGTGTAATCAAGCAAACTATTTACAGTAGTTGCTAATTTAGCATCTAAGGAATTTGGATCTAGTTGTGTAACTGTTCCATCAGGATTAAATCTAAAAGCTCTACCACCAATAACTTCAGTTGAAACACCTGGCCTGTTGCCCAACAATCTTTCTAAATTTTCTTTACCATCACCACCGCCCATTGCTCTTTCTACTCCTGCTAAAAGACCAGGTTGTGTAGTGGTCGTAGCAACATTACCTTGATTAAAAGGCATTGGTGTGTAACTTCCAAAATTACCAAAATTAAAACCTGCACCTGGAGCTAAACTAAAATTGCCTGGTGTGTAAGTTGAACCAGTAAGATCAGGGGTTTGAAACTGATTACCTACAAATCTATTTTGTGCAACGGGTACACCAAATGGTGTGTTTACAAAGTCAGACGCTAAAGTAGGATTATAATTACCAAAAGGATTTACATTTTGTACTTGACCTCCTAATATTTCTGATGTTTTTTGTAATTGATCTAAAAACAATGTATCTCCTAACAAACCTGTTGCCATTATCTGTATCCTTCTTTTATTGCTTCTACGTCTAAACCTTGTGCATCAGACCATGTTGATCCTGCAGGTATAACGAGATTAAATTTAAAATATCTTGCTGATTTATGAAACGGTATTGTTCCTGTGCTGTGCATAGTTGCAGCACTTGTAGTTGTAGCAGAGTCAGCAACTCTATTACGAAAACTTATTGAACCAGTAGCAGCACTTGTGTCTACCATTGGTCTTACGTGTGTAACTAATGATCTGCTTTGACCAAATATTTCAGTCTCTCCAGTACCAATAGTTGCAGCTAATGCTGATCCTTCAAACGATCCTAATTTGTGGTTTGTGTTAAATACAGCAACACTGTGAATACCACCGATAAATTGTGGTGAATCTAATGATATTGTAATAGCATCTATATCATCTGTACCAGCAGTTGGAAAATCATCTAGTTCTTCTAATGTAAAACCAGCAGATAAAAAACTTATAATAACTTCGTGATCTAATTCTACTTGAGACCATCTATCACTAGCAATGTGATATATAATTATTTTATCATTCTGATCTGCTGTGCTGGACCCAGTAGCAGAAGGATAAGACCACATAACTAATTTATTTTTATGGTCATAAAATCCATGCACTCTTTCTCTTAAAGATTCTTTAGAATCTCCAAAGAAAAAACGATCTACTTTGTTTGCACCAATCGGTTTAGAACTCTGTCCATCAGTTACATAAAAACCATCTTCAGATAAGTAGTAAACTAAATTACCAACTTGAACTACATTCTTGCCTTGTATAGCTCCTCTGTTTTCTTCAATACGTCTAAAAGAAAATACAGTATTACCGCCACGATAATCCATTCTGGTAATTCTATTTTCTTGAAATATTAATCCATACTGTCCACCAGTAATACCTGTAATAGCACCGCCCTCTGGTAATGTTTCTGTATCAGCCTGATTAACACCAGCAGTCCATGCAGTCGGATCATTAAAACTTGACCAATTTAATGTGTTTTGTGCAGTAGGAGTAAACCCTGTAACAACAAAATTATTAATAACTGCAGCGTGTCTAAAATTTGGGGGTGATCCTGCTAAGTCAGCAAAGTCAGATGATGTATCTAATGTCCACGCTTGGGGTGCGTCTATACCATTAAAAGCAATAATTGTTTCACCGAAACGAACAAAATCCCAATAACCTTCAGAAGCAGTATTAAAGGTAGTGCCACCACTTTCATCTACAAAAGAGTTTGCAACTAATCTGTATAGTTTAGTAGCATCTCCAGCAAATATACTAACAACACCACTATCTGATTTAAAAGCTCTACCACCTTGTGATCTAGCTGTAAGTGCATTACTTGATGTATTGGATATAGAATTAAATGGTCTATAGCTGTTTACAGCAGGAAATACATTCTTAGCTTGAGTTGCACCAGGATTTACGTGATCTGGTAGGTCAGGTAGCCATTCTCCAAAAGGTACTTGCATTATTTTACGTTATCAAAATTGTTAATATTAATACCTGATCTTTGTACTAAAGGCGTACCATTATATTTATCTTTTTCGTCTGCCATTTCTACTTGTTGTAAAGCAGCTTCGTATTGACCTTTAAACTGTGCAACAGTTTGTGAATCCATACCACGAATAAATGTACTAGCAAAATACAATGCACCATATAAATATACATCAGGAAATTTATCTAAAATATTATTTGAGGTATTTGATGCTGACAAAGCAGTAAATGCTTTGTAATAAACTATGGTTGAACTGTATGAAGAATCTGGAGCAGGACTAAATCTAAACTTAGAACCTTCAATAGAATATGCTCTTGGTCTACCAGTTGTGCTAGAACCTTGTGTCTCAGCTTGATGAAAGGGAGACATAAGTTGTAATGCAGTTTTTGGGTCTGTTCCTAAAACAAAACTTCTTACTTGTAAAAAACCAGTAGGTAAAGATTCTTGTTCTTCGTCTATGGTAAAAGCAAGAGATGTTTCCATATCTCTAATTCTTAATCTACGATTAAAGTCAGCCTCAGTAAGATCAATAAAATCATCAATCTCTGAAGTTAAATCATCACGTGCTAAAAAATTAGCAATAGAAGTTTTTAAATTTGCGTATGTATCTAAAGCCATTATAGTCGTTTATCTCCTGTTCTAAAATACATATACTCACTGCTATTTACCATTTCTCGTATAAGAGCTTTTTGTTGTTCATTGTCTAACTTGTAAAAATTAGAATGACCAAATCTTTCTTTAGTTTTTAACTTTAAAGCAATTACTGGTATCTGTGCAATACGTTGAAGATCACCTCTTTGTGCTTCAGGTACATGATTACGAAATATTTTATTTTGTTCTAAGATAGGGGTCGTATCTTGACTGCTTCTTACGACAAGTTTACGTGTACCCCTATCAATGTGAATTTGTTGGTTAGGATTGTAAATATCCTCCATACTACAGCTCCGTAGTATCTACTGCATAAGCATCAACTAAAACTCTCCAACCATATGTATCAGACATAAACACAAGTCCAATACCTGTGTTTTCAGTTGTTAAAGTTAAATCTGCAGTTAATCCTTGTATCTTTTTACTATTTCTAGCAACGGTCAAATTGTTATTATCAAATGATGCAGCACTATCTAGTATATGTATTTCATCACCAACTGCAGGGGATGCAGGTAATGTTACTGTAAATGCACCACCAGATGTATCAGCAAGTATTCTGTCTCCAGCTACTGCTGTAAAGTTTGCAGTGTATGCAGTCCATCTTTTTAATGCACCATTAATAGCTTCAGCAACAGTGAGTGTGCTTGCCATATCTACTGCACCGTCTATATCAACCACATCTAAATTAGTTGTGCCATCAACATCTAAATCGCCATTAAAGTCAGCGTTACC